ATTATCTAAATATGGATGGCCACCAAAAACAAACATATTAAAAGGTAAACCCACTTGATTAGCTGATAAACCTATTCCGCCATATTTGTACATTGTTTCAAACATAACATCTGATAATTCTTTTCGGTCTTTAAAATTATACTCTTTTAACATATCATCATGAAAAGGAGCAATCGCTGTTAATACTCTAGGATCAGTAGGTGGTATTAGTTTTAGTTCTTTAGTCATAATATTCCTTATTGTTTATTTTAACTATTTACTATATGTGTAAAATTTTGTTCTTTTTTAAAGTTTAAAATGTTTGTAAACTTATCAAATAATATATCGCCTTTGTGTGATATAATAAAAATGTTTTCTTTAGGCATTGATTTAATAATTTTAAAAAAATCATCTGTGCCTTGGCCATCTAAACTACTATCAAATATTTCATCTAATACTAATAAGTTTGTATTAGTGCTATTCTTCATTTTAGCAATTGTTCTCCAAGTAAATAATAATGCCAAATCTATTCTCATTTTTTCTCCCTCACTAAAGTTATTGTAATCAAAGGTGTCTCTATATCTACTCTTAACTGTCTCGTTAAACTCCTCATCTAAATGAAACGATATAAAAAAATCCATGGCTTGTAAATACTGGTTAATAAGTGTGTTCATAATTGGTAAATATTTCTTTATAATCTTAGCTTTGGCACCTTTATCGTTTAATATTTCTCTTAGTATATCTACATAACCTTTTTCTTCTATAACTTTATTTAATTCATTTTTAGATAACTCTAAGTCTATTTTTAATTGATTTAATTTTTTTTGTATGTTTTTGCCATCTGATTCTTTATTTTCTAATAACATTATTTCTTTATGTATGTTATCTGTATGTTTTTTAAGTTCATGAATAGATGAATTAATTTTTGCAACATCTACACTTAACGATTGTATTTTCTGTGATATACTGTTTATTTCATTTATTTTTGTTTCTGTTTTGATTATTTCTGACAATAAATCTTTTAAACCGCTATCTAATTTTTCTATAACCTCTTGTTCTGTTTTAATTTTAGTTGTTTTTAATTGTTTGCTTATAGTTTGTGTACACTCTGGACAGCTATCATTGTTTTTAAAAAAGTCTAATGTTCTTTTGTGTTTTAATAAATTTGTTTCAATTTTTGCTTCTAATTTTGCTAATTGATTAGCTTTTACATTTACCTTATCTTGCTCTAAAGTGTTATTTTTATTGATCTCTATTTCTGTATTAAGTTTTGCCATTTTATTTAAATAGTCTTCTAAATCTCTATTATTTTTGTTTAGTAGATTTTGTTTGTAGTCTTTATCATCTATATTACGGCCTTGTAATTCATTAAAATGTTTTGTTTCTAGTTCATATTTTGAATTAATTAAATCACATTTATGTCTTATATCTGTTATACTTTTTTGTAAATCTGACTGTTGGCTTCTTAATATTAAATCCATTAAACCAAATACTCTTATATCTAATATTTCCTCTACGACCTCTCGCCTATATCTTGGTTTCATTTTCATAAATGGTTCATAAGAAGAAGAGCCTAACACAACTACTTGTATAAAAGACCTATAATTTAACTTCATTATATTTGTTTCTAAATAATTTTGATAATCAATCGTAGAAGCATCTTGATTTAGTAAATCTCCATCAGAGTATATTTCAAATTTATTTGGTTTAATGCCTCTTATAACTTTATAATTTTTTGTACCCACAGTAAACTCAACTGTTACCTCAGCATCAGCATCATTAATTGTATTAACAATTTGTTCTTTTTTAATTAATCTAAATGTTCTATTAAATAAGACAAAACACAATGCGTCAAGTAATGTTGATTTACCACTACCATTTGCACCTACCATCAATGTCGTAGATGACTTATTTAAATCTATTTCTATTGGTGTATTACCAGTAGAAAGAAAGTTTTTCCATTTAATTTTTTTAAAAATAATCACGTGGTAGTTTATCCTTATTTTGTATTCTTATATTACCTGATATACTTATTCTCTCTACTTTAGATTTAAAAGGAGCGACCCAATGTTGTAATAAAGCAGGAAATATATACATATCGCCTGTTTCTGGCGATATTGCTGTTCCAGTTGTTGCCCATCTTGGTTTTGCTTGTTGAGTATATTCAAACATTAACATTCCTGGTTTAGCAGATGTGCCTTCAAAGTCTTTCATTTCTTGTTTTAATTTATCAGGCATCTGTAAAAAAATAACAAAAGAATAATCTCCGCCGTGTGTATGCATTGGATTAAAGTCGCCAGCTTTCATATAATTTACCCACAAGTCATCAAAACTTAATTCTACATTAAGATTTTCTACGCCGTGGTATTTACAATGGCCTTCTCTATATGCTTGTAAAATAGGAGTTATTTCTTTATAGAACCAATTTTGTACTTCTACTGAATATAAAAATTGATTATTCAGGTGTCCAGCGAGACTACGATTGTAACTTTGTTTTGTTTTTTTACCTTGTATTAATAATTCTTTTATAATATAATCGGGCAATTTTGTTTTTAATACAAACGGCCCCCAATTCATATAAGTGTATTTTATATTTTCTATCATTCATTTATCTCAGAATAAAGTTCTTTAGCAAAAGTTTTAAGTTTTGTTTTGTCTAGTGTTGTATCTATTTGATCAATGTAATTACCTAAAAATGTAAGTGTGTCTTCACCTTGCTCTAAAATATTATCTTTTACCGAAGCTGATATATCTGAATTATTATCTTCTATTACATTTATTTCGTGTGCGTTTATTTCATTATGAAATCTATCTAGTAATTTTTCAAACATATCATTATCAGTTTTATTTGATATAAACAATTTAACAAAAGTATTTTCATATTCTGATAAATCTTTTTTACTATAATCTTCATTTTTATCATTGTAAATAAATTTTTTAAAAATTATTAAAGGATTAGGTATCCTTTTTAATTCTCGTGTTGATGTGTCAAATATATGAAATCCTTTAGGACAATTGTAGTCTGACCAAGTAATTTGATAAGGGCAACCAAGATAATAAATGTGGCCGTCATCTGATTTTTTATGAAAATGGCCAGATATAACTTTTTCAAATCGTTTAAATAAATCTTTTTCTAAACCTTGTTCATTAAGATAACCTTTATGCATTTCAAATCCTTTTATTTCTAAATGCCCCATAACTATTTGTGATGTAGATTTATCTATAGAGTGTATTGATTCTTCCATTGTTTGATCACAAATCCATGGTAAAAATAATATATCAAGGCCATCAAAATTAACAGTTTTAGGCCTAGTGTATATCCAAGGTTCATTTATGCCATCAAACGTTGTAATTAACTGTTCCATAGCATTTATTTCATTTGTATTTTTATAGTAAGTATCATGGTTACCAATAATAATATGAGTATCAATTTTTAAATCCCATAATCTTTTCCAAAATTTTTTTTGAAAATTATGAGCAACTTGAAAGTTAATAAATTTTCTACGATCTACTACATCACCTAAATGAATAAGTGTTTTAATATTATTTTCTTCTAAATATGGAAAAAATAATTCATCATAAAATCTATTAAAATAATTTATAAACGCTGGTGAGTCATTACGAGCTCCCCAATGCGTATCGTTTAATACGGCTATTTTCATGTGCCAATAAAATAATCTAAATTACCTTTTTGTTTTTTTTTCTTCTTTAATTGTTTTTGTTTTTTTATCTCTTTATAATTAGATAATGTTTCTATTTTAGGCGTTTCTTCTATGGGTAAATTTCTTTTTAAAAACTCTGTAAATTGATTATGAAATTCTTTATCTTCGCCTGGTTGTAAAGCTAAATCATCAAAATTAGAATCTGACAATAATTTTTGTTTTATTATAACTTGTTTTTTTTCTTTTTGTATTCTTCTAACAAAAGCATAATATATAATTTGTGTAAAGTAAGCAAAAGGATTGTTTGATTTATCTACGTTAAAGTTATCTAAGTATTGTAAACAATTTTCTATACCATCAGAAATCATATCATCTCTAAAAGTATAGTTAATAAAATTTGGTCTATAAGATAAGTGATTTGCTATTTTTAAAAAACACTCTCCAATATAATCTGTAACAGGAGGTTTTGGCTTACCTTCTTTTGCTGCCTTTTTGACCATCTTTTTATATTCAATCATGGCAGCCAAAAAATCTTTATTACTTACGTAATGTTCTTTCAATTTTTTTGTTATTGTCATAATGTAAATATACTATAATTTAAGTTTTTTGTCAATATTATATAAAAAATTTATTTCAAATTAGGTTGACTTTTTTTTGTTTATGTGTATAATGAGCGTGTAGCGGTTTCAAGACCAGAATCTCCAGATTAATGGATTGTTTTTTTAGTATCTCTAAATTCGTCCCATAATTCATTAAAATATTCATTTTCTTTATCTGTTAATCTTTGTATTTCTTCTAAATTTTCAGCATTTTTTGGCTCTAAAATATTATCATATTTTTTGGATATATTTGCGTAACTTTTTGCCATTTCATCTGTGGCGTCTGTCACAGAAACTATTTTATCTTTTGGTATTGTTATTATTTTATCATTTGTATATGCGGCCCATTTAATAAGAGCTATAAAATCTTTTAAACCTCTAGCCGTTAACTGTGATATGTATTTAATTTGTAAAGGTCTGTCTAAACGAACAAGAGATGTTTTCTCTGGCAATTGTTCTTTTGCCAAAGCACAGACAATGTCATCTCCGTTGACAAGTTTAATTATTTTTATTTTGTCCATTGTTATTATTATTTATGAGTTCTATGTTGTGTATTTCATAATTAAATCCTTCAGAGGTGTATATATTAATACGTTCTCTAAAGTGTTGTAATGTATAATTTTCTTTTTCACCATAAGATAAGTCATCAGATATATCATAAAGAGTGGCTGCTGAATTATTATCTTTTAATCTTAAACCACGGCCAATAGATTGTAAATTACGAATACGTGACTTACTTGGACTTGCAAAAACAATATTATGTAAATTACGTATATTAATACCTGTACTAAAAGTACCATAACTAGCAATTATTATAGCATTGTCTGATTTTTCGGTTATAAATCTTACTTTTTCTCTTTCTTCAGCCTCAACACCACCGTATACAAAAAAAACTTTTTTATTATCTGCTTTTTTCTCAATTAATTCTTTTAATATTATACCATGTTTTTCTACATATTGAAATAATACTAAAGAATTGCCTTGTAAATTTAAACACAAATTACGTATATATTTGTTTCGTTTTTCATTTGAAACTAAAAAATCCATTTCTTCTTGGTAAGTTTTATTTTTTAAAAAATTTTTTGAGTATTGATCGTATTGTAGTATTAAACATATAATTTTTAAATCAGCTAATTGTTTTTTTTCTTGCAATTCAGTAGTTGAAACAATTTTATTTACAGCACCAAACAGACCTTCTAAAACTAATTTATTTGTTTTTGTACCGTCAAGTGTTCCTGTTAAACCATATCGATATTTACAATCTTCTAATTTTGTCATTATTTTACTTAAAGAAACGGCCTTAAATAAGTGACACTCATCACCTACAACCATACCAAACTGATTAAACCATTTTTTAGGTAAATTATATATTGATTGCCAAGTAGATATAACAACATTTTTATTTGTTTCTTTTTCATGCCCTTGATATATTCTGTGTACATTTTTGTCTGGATTCCAACCATAGTCTTTAAAATCTTTAAATAATTGTTCTACCAATGATGTTGTTGGCACTATAATTAATATCTTGTTATTTGTCTTTTCTTTTAGCCTTAATATATTAAATCTTACAAATAAATAAACTATTAATGATTTACCTGATGCCGTCGGCGATAATAATAAACAACGACTCTTTTTTAAACCATGTATAAAGGCCTCTTTTTGGTAATTTCTTATTTCTAATGGAATTTTTAAGGCTTGAATAAAACTTTCAACAGATTTAATATCAACTTCTGCATCTTTTATCTTAGTGCCATCTACAATTTGTATTTTGTTTTCGTTACACCATTTTATAATATACGGATAAAGGCCTGTATAAATCTGACCAGTGGCATAAGAAAATAATCTTATTTTGCCGTCCCAAAAACGATTTTTAAATTGAGGTGTAAATCTAAAACCTGGTACTTCAAAAGTAAAATATTCACTTAATTCTCTACGTATATAATCGTCTGCTTCTATTTTAAGATAGACTTCGTTTTTTTTATCTATGATAATATATTTTGTGGCCGTCATTACACAGCACCGCTTGTAAACCTACGCCA